GTTGTTGTCGAAGAATCATCATCATCATCATCATCATCATCATCATCATCATCACTTACGGAACGAGAAGAAGTCGGTTGAGAGACTGTTGAAGAATGATCATCATCAACATCATCATTATCATCATCATCATCACTTACGGAACGAGAAGAAGTCGGTTGAGAGACTGTTGAAGAGTGATCATCATCATCATCATCATTATCATCATCATCACTTACGGAACGAGAAGAAGTTGGTTGAGAGACTGTTGAAGAGTGATCATCATCAACATCATCATTATCATCATCATCATCACTTACGGAACGAGAAGAAGTTGGTTGAGAGACTGTTGAAGAATGATCATCATCAACATCACTTACGGAACGAGAAGAAGTCGGTTGAGAGACTGTTGAAGAATGATCATCATCACTTGAAGAGGAATATGTGTAAGTTCCAGATGTAGTTTCAAAAGTTGATTTTTCAAGAGTTGGAGAATCACCAATTGGAGAGGAATAAGAACATTTGAGTACTGAAATAACTAGAAGTAGAAATAAATATTTCATCTTTTGTAATTGTTTGTAAATTTGTTTTATAAATTATTATATTAAACTTGTATGTGAATATTATAATATATATATATCTATATTGAAATCAATTTTTTATTAATACCCTTTATCCTAAAAAATATATAATGTAAATAACTAAAAAAATTGATATTAATTATATATGTATATCTATATATTAATAATTACTAAAATGTCTGAAAATTTAATTTATAAATATAAATCTATAATTGTTAAAAGAGAGGGGATTTGTCCAAATTCATTTATGAAAACTGAAACGATTATTAGTGAAATTTACCCGTATAAATATTATACAATTCTAGATAATAAACTACAAATAACAAATGAAAATTATATTTATCAAAATAATAAAATCGAACTATCAACACATATTCCGAAACATATAAAAATTTATGGAATATGGAATGATGACATATCATTATCATTTGGTGATTCAAATATCCTTGGTAGTAATGGTCTGTTTATTACGAAAGAAAAACAATTAACAATACCAATTGATGAAACTACAGATGAAAATTTAGGTTATTATAATGCTAAATTACACAAAATCGGAGATAATATAGAATTTGAATCAAATCAATTATTACCATTAACTATTATTGATGTTGGAGATAATTATATTGATGGATATATTTATCCAATTGGTAATGGTGTATATTGTGAAAAACATAATACACCACATTATCATCAACCTTTATCTCCAAGTTGTGGTGGATATTTAATAATTGGTAAAGAATTTGAAAATGGGCTAGAATTAACAGCTTTTACAATACCATATGGATATGGAATATACACTCCACCATATACAATTCATAATGATTCATTTCTCAAAGGAAAATATTTAGTAGTTTATGCGAAATCAGAAACTTATTCAACGGTTCTTTTTAGAACTGAGAATATGGATGTTATACATTGTAATATTGAATAAAACGTAAAAATGAATAAAAAAAATTGAATTATAAAATAATAACAATTATAAAATAACAACAATTATAAAATGACATCAAAAGAAGAATATTTGACAGTGATGAAAAAAGCAAGGATACAAGCATTTCTCAATGTTAATAAAGATATTCAAAATAAACTTACTTTTTCATGTCAAACATTTGATTTGTCTTATAAATATTGTGAAAATATATATATGCCTACATTAAAAGAAGCACATGACTTTATAAATAATTTATTTCAAACAGTATTAGATTGTAAACAAATCAATAATTTAACTCATGATTCTATGTTGGAAACACAACAATATCCAAATTATAATTTAATGGATATAATTTTAATTATGATAACATCTTCAACAGAATATATTCATATAGGATTATGGATTCCAGAACATCTTCAAAAAACTTATTCAATGGATAAAATAACAAGTTTAATTTTTTCAGATATAGATGATGTTGAGATTTCAGATAATAATAATCTAAAACACAATTATTGGAATATAAGTTGTAAATCCAAACTTCCAAATACATTATCTATAAATGATTTACAAAAAAAATCATTTGAAGCATTAAAAAAATGTAAAATTAGTTAATTTGTATGACCATTTGATTTTAATAATTCTAATTGAGGACGTATCTTACGAAAAAATTCACTTGGTGGTAATTGAGTTGTTTGACATTTTTTTGTTAAATCATTAACTAATTTAATAAGTGGTTCTGCTTTTTCTCTTTGGTCTGGACTTTGACATTCTCGTAAATTATCTAGACATTTTGAATCTATTTCTGGAAAATTTGATATAACAATATCCATAATTCTACCGCGACAATCATCAATAGAACATTTTTCACTTACAGCACATACACCTCGATTTCCTTTCATACCTTTTTCACCTTGTGGTCCTCTCGGTCCTCTGATTCCTTTCTCATTTCGCAATTTAACATAATATTTTATTGATAATATTACATTAAATATTGTTAATCCTAATAAAATAATAACCATCCAATAACATACTCGAAGATTAAAATCATCAATTATATAACTAATCCCAAATAAAATTATTAAAATGATAAATAATAAAATACTATAAATGATTGACATACAAATATATTTCTTATAAGATATGAAGAAAAATAAAATATCTAGAAAAATAAAATATTTAGAAAAATAAAATATCTAGATTGAATGACAAACACCATGATGACAAACACCAACTTTACAATTATGACATAATTTTTGACTACCTTCTGGAAAATTAACAATCATATCGATTGGTTTCATATTATAATCATACAAATCATCATTATTATTTTGAAGTGAAGTTCCTGTTAATTCAAACTCTTCTAGTAATGTTTTTTCTTTACCAAAAATATCTTTTTTACTAAGATATGGATTATAAGCTTTATTATGTTCGCATAATTTATCTTCTGGAACTTGAACAATAATCTCTTCTTGATTAATAAATTTTGGTTTGTTAATTATACATGAACCATCAATCGTACAATCATCACGATTAATATGTTCTTGATTGAGTGATGGATATGAATTTTCTCTATCAAATCTGAAATTATTATTTAATTGTTCTGCTTTGATATAGTCTGGATTTATTTCTTGTGTTGCTTTTATTTTATAATCCATTAATTCATTATCCATTGGATGACTATTTAATTTATAATCATCATTATTGATGTTATCATACAAATTAAATCCATTTGTTAAATATCCACCTATAGCAACAACAATAACACCTGTAATTATAAATAATCCAGAATTAACATCTGTAAATTCCTTAATTAACAACCATATAACCACAGAAATAGATGATAAAAAAATTATCATTCTCACATAATTTATATATTTATTTTGATACATTTATATTTATATGTGTTTATTTTTTTCATTTTTTTTCATTTTATTTCATTTTATTTTGGAGATTACTAATTAAGTTAATATTATAACATTTTAAACATAAATTAGCTTCCTGACGATTGTGTTTTCCAAGAATTGTTAACATTGATTGACATTGTCTACATCGAACATATTTATTTAGATATGTTGAAAGCAAAATTTCAATATTTCCATCATTGAATGAACCAGCAATAATAAGTTGTCTGTCTTCATTAAAATTAATTTGTTTTTTAAGTTCTTTTTCGATATATTCTTTCAAATGATTTTCCATATTCAAACGTTCTTGTAATTGTCCAAGTCCAATTTTAATAGGGTCATTATCAACCATTTGACGAGAGATAATCATATAAGTTTGACGATTAATTGATTGAACAACTTGAGGAAAATTCGCAAAAATAGTTTTCTTACCACATCTCTTTGATATCGGAGGTTCGACTTCAAATGTTTCATTATCCTGATTCAAAAATGTAATTTTCTTCAATAATAAATTATAATTATATAAATTATCTTGGTCTTTTTCAAACAATGGTTGTAAATCATTAATAATTGTATAATTTCGTTCAATATTACCATTAACTAATTCCTTATAATTATCTGGTAATTCTAATCCATCTACTTCTTGCCCTTCAACAAATAAACAACTATAATATACTCTATAACGTCCTTGATATTTACGCATTATTGTTAAAATTTCTCCATCATCTAAAGCGACTGGTTTTTCAAGATTAAATGTAAGGGTTTTAGATTTCTTTTCATCATTCTGTTTTTTATTTTTGTTTTTTGATTTTTTGTCATCATTATTTTCTTCTATATCGACTTTAAATGCTTCAATATTAATTGAATTTACAATTATTCTAACTGGTTCTGATGAATTAAGTTTATTTAATGTTTCAATCATACCAATATGTTTGTATTTAACGGTTATTTGTTTATAAATTTTGGGAACATGTCCAATTAATCCGACAGTTTGACCAATTAAATGATCACTATGTGTAAAGAATGGGTCAATCGATAATCCAACACCAATTAAACCACCCGCGACTGCTCTTTCCAAATTAGTATCTTCTGATTTAAGACTTTCAATCTTGGTAATTAATGGACTACAAAATATTTGTCCTTTATCATTTTTCATATAAATACCGGGGCGTATTTCAACAATATCACCAATTTCAAAAACACCATGACGAATTGTTCCACCAACAACACCACCTTTAATCATTTTAATCGGTGTATCCGGATGATTAATATCAAATGTTCTAATAACAGTCATTCTGGGTTTTTTATTATAATCACGATTTGGTTCTTTAACTTGATAGGCTAAATAATTATATACGCTATCAATATTTTGGTTCCTTTGGGCTGATACTGGAATAATATTCACACATTTAGTTCTTGGAAATTCATCTAAATATTTACGTAATTTATAATGATGTTTAATAGCATCATCTTTTCTTACTAAATCTAATTTATTTTGAAGACATATGATATTTTCAATATCTGTATTTGATATAGCTGTTAAATGTTCTGTTGTTTGGTCTTGAGGAAATACTGTATCATTCGCTGCGACAATTAAAATTGCTGTATCCATTACTGCGGTTCCATTCATCATCGTAGCCATATACGCTTCATGACCCGGGCAATCAACAAAACTTAGATTTTTAATTAAGTTCATTGGTTCTCCTGTTTCTTGACTAATTGGTGCTTTTGATGAATTTGATAAGGGAATAATTTCTCCACTTTTGGGACATTGATATAATTTTACATTCGCATACCCAAGACGAATAGTTGCTTGATGTTCAATTTCTTTTTGTGTTCGCTGTGTTTTAGTTCCACTAATACGATGAATTGTTGTTGATTTACCATGACTTACAGACCCAATTGTTCCAATATTTGTTGTTGGTTGTTTCTCAATTATTTGTTTCAATGACAAATTAATATTTTCTCGACGAATCATTATTATAATTAAATCTATATATTATTATTAATAATTAAAATTGAAATCTATATTTTACTATTTTCTTAAATCAATTTTTTTATTATAGTAGCATTGCTTGGAAAAATTGATTTCCGATCATCAATTACTAAAACTATCATTCTAACAAATATTATACTAAAATATTAATTATTATGTATCGTATGTATGTTAAATATCAAAATGATGAAAATACACACACTTTTTATTCATTTGACAATTCATTTGATAATTCATTTAATAAAATATTAAATTATGAATTAATATATCAATTGTCTTGTTTTAATTGTGATTTAACTTTATTACCCAATCTTCCTTCTAATATTAAAATACTTCATTGTTATAATAACAAATTAATTAAATTACCTGAACTTCCAAATGGACTTCTAGAATTAAATTGTAATAATAATCGATTAAGTGTATTATCTGAACTTCCGAATTCATTAAAATATATTACATGTAGTATAAATAATTTAAAATTATTACCCAAACTTCCAGAGTCACTTAAAGAACTAATTTGTAATTATAATCAATTAACTATATTGCCTGAACTTCCTAATAATCTAGATACAATTGATTGTGAAAATAATCAATTAACTTCATTACCTAATCTTCCATCTTCTTTAAAAAATCTTTATGTTAAAAATAATTATTTAATTTCACTTCCTAAACTTCCTGATTCACTCCAAATTTGTTATATTAATAAAAATCAATTAACTAAATTACCAATACTTCCCAATTCTCTTCAATTACTTATTTGTAATAATAATAAATTATCTTTATTACCTAAACTTCCGAATGAACTTAAAAATATCAATTGCGTTTGTAATCAATTATCTTTAATGCCTGAAATTCCTAATTCTCTACTAATTATAAATTATTATTATGGTAATCCATTGATTATGCGAAAAAAACACAAATACACATATTTACAATATATTATTTATCTATAAATAAATATCTATAAATAAATATCTATAAATAAATATCTATAATAAAAATTGATTTTGTTTTCTTTTTCTCAATATTTCAATATTTTTTAATGAATATAATATTCTTTACATGCCGGTTATAATTAAATATAAAAATGATAATAAACCATACACATTTGAATCATTTAATGAAATAAATAATTATGATAAAGTTGTTCATATTGAATTTTATACTGATAGAAGAATTGATAGATTTACTTCATTGCCTGAACTTCCGAAATTTCTTCAATCACTTTATTGTGCATTTAATAATTTAACTTCATTGCCTAAACTTCCGAATTCACTCAAAATTATTAATTGTGCTTATAATCAATTAAGTGAATTACCTGAACTTCCAGAGTTTATTAAAGAACTCTATTGTGGAGGTAATAATTTTTTCCAAATAACAAAGATTCCAAAATCACTCAAATTATTTCATTGTCCAAATAATAATTTAACTTCTTTATGCGAACTTCCAAATGTACTTCAAAAAC